CCATACGCAATCCATAAGTGTCAACCCAACAATTATATACAGAACCAGATGACCCGTAAAATTGCCAGCGATCAGTCGTAACGTCATAGACGCACTTATCAATGCCACTGTTAAGACGCCAACTGTCGCCATTAAGATATCCGCCAGACCAACCAGCAAGCACCTTATAGAATACTTGACCCTCGTTTGTTATACGAATAATTACCCAACTGTCTGGTGCATATTCAGTCATAATATCTCTCATGTGTTCATTTTATAGGTATAAGCAATAAATGTCAAGCACAGATTAGAGCTCTGCCTGACGAGGGGGTGCAGGAAACATTTTGGGGTTGAAGGGCTTGTCAAACTTTACCTTCTCATTTTTTACATGATTAACAAAGCGATTATACAAGCCAAGTTCACGACCAAAGGCCTCGATCTCCCAGGGCTGGTCGTAATAGTGAAACTGCTCGTCTGTGATATAGCGACCCTTCCAACGGTTCTCTTTGTGGTTGAACAGCGTCTTGAGTTCGCCCCTTGCGTACTGCTTGACATGAACCATCTCGTGAGCGAGCGTCAACAACTGAGCGCGCTTACCCTTTGCGGGATCTATGGACATATCAAACGAGCGAGGCATATGGTTATCATCTAAGAACGTAACAGACCCATGAAACCCGTCATCATACTCGTTCTTGATGAAAATAGAGATAGAACGAGACAGGCGAGGACCTAACAGCATGTGAGCGAAATATTGCGCTGCATAGCGCATCTCACGATTAGAGACCTTTGAGTTCTTTCCAGAGATATAGACACGCATTCTGCTTCTCCTTCTGATGAGTACACATAATACGGAATATTCAGAATAATGTCAAGCAGAAAAATTTTTGAACAAATTCAAGGTTTTAGCGGTAAAATCAGCAGTTTTTCTGTGAAAAATCTGTGGTTCCTCATGGTCGACCGCTATCAGAATCACTAGTTCAGGAACGTGGATATTTATCAATTCTTCTACCATCAAAGAGTAACACGTGGCTTGTAAGAAATAATTCTCGATCCAATCTTCTCTTTTTGTCTTTCTAGATGTTTTGAAGTCGATAATCGCAGGCCTGCCTTGCCATTCAGCAATCAGATCTGTTCTACCTGCAGTTTTTAGATTATAAGAATAAAGAGGATACTCAATGCCTATAATATTGTCAACATGTGCATCTAGCAGTTTACGAATAGGTTGAAAGTCAAACTTATTGATAGGCATTGCGCCAGCATCATAATTTTGTGCATTTAGAAGATAACGCTCTGCTAATGTATGAATAGCAGTTCCGCGATTCTTTGCCTGTGTAGTTATCTTGTTTGCTTCTTCATGACCAATACGATTACGCCATTGTGTAATATGATCTTTAGAAGTCGCTGACAAGACAGTTGTTACAGACGGAACTCTTGAACCATCAGGAAGAATGTAGAAGCGTTTGTCGTCTTCATAAACATCCTTCAATTCTGTCTTGTCAGCGAAATTGTGCTTAAACGTTTTACGTGTGGATTTTAAGTCTGTCCTTAGCAATGATATATTCCTTCACTAATCCAGAACGTACAATGTCGTTTTCATCAAATTCTACATACTCAAATGACTTCATGTTATTCAATATTCTCATGAAATCTTTCAAACCATTGCGTTCTTGTTCTTTTGTCAAATCAGATTGCCTAAAATCACCAGAGAATATCACTCTGCAGTTTTTACCCATACGAGTGATTACGCTATCCAATTCATGTAATGTCATATTAGAGACCTCATCTACAATGACGATACAGTCATTTAATGTAGTGCCTCTAATAAAAGATGTCGAAATAAATTCAATCAGATTCTTCTGTTTCAATATCTGATAGGCATCACCTCGATTAAACAACTCTGTAGCAATGATAGAATATGGTGCTTCATACACTGCTGCTTTTTCTTTTGAATTGCCTGGCAAAAATCCCATGTCACGTGTCGGAACAACAGAACGAACAATCACTAATTTCTTGTGATTACCTATAGGTGAAGTAACATCAGACAATCCCAAATACATTGAGATGAATGTCTTACCTGTACCTGCCATTCCATGCAGAAGCAAATTCTTATCTCTATCAAACGCATCAAATGCTATCTGTTGATTGTCTGTTAGAGGTTTTATGTTATTAATCTTGAATCCTATTTTCTGATCGTTCTCTTCTTGCAAGATCCCCTGTTGACGTAAAATTCTTTTTTGCTTTTTTGTTACTCTTTTTTCTTGCTGTACCATGCATTTCTTTCTAGAAAGTATTGATTGTGGATTTTGTCAATCCCCCTGAATGTTTTCTTTTCATATCTTTTAGCAGATCACGAAACCCTGCATCAGGTTTCGTTTTTCCGCCCATTACAGATCCTACAATCATAGGGGCACCATTCACAAGCTTTTCAACATCTGGATTGCTTTTGAGATACTCATCAGCCTCAGATATTCCCATGAATTCTTCCCATTCAACTTTTGTTTGTTTATTTAAAAAACGATATGTTGGCATCAGTTTCAATCATCTTTGTCTGTCAAAAATGTATTTGCCTTGCTTCTGTGCTTTTCTTCTCGACGGACAGCGATTTCATCGAATCTATTCTTCTTTCGCGTTTTCTTTTTGTCTGGGAAAGTAGATTGTCCTTCCCATGCGAGATCTTCTGCATCGAACCACTTACTATTACGCTTTGACTTGCTCATTGATTAACCCTGGATATGCCTCGTTGATTAGTTTAATTGTTAGTCCCTTGTAGGGGAGTTTTTTTTCTTTTGCAGCGCAAATTAGTTTTGCATCTGCTGGTGCAACAGACTCTAGCAATTGAATGAATAGAGTCTCACGTTTGAGTGTATTGAGATTAGGATTGCCTCCCTCAATAAACAAATACAAACGTCTTGCTTCGGAGTAAAGCATGTTCTCCTGATCTAGATAATCACAGGGCTTGTAAGGCGGTGTGCCTTCAGGCAATGCCCATTTGACTTCAGGATCGAGTGCATACTTTAGAACTGTTCTCATTGCTGAAGAATCATGCTTGCGTAGCATTTCTATCTTCAGTTCACGTTTTGGTTCAATGGATACTTTTTCTAGTATCTCTGCTATACCTAATCGCATTGGTTCCTCAAAATTCGTTAATGTTTTCCATAAGGTTCTTCAATTTGTGTGCAACAAAATAGTTAAACAACTTGCTACGTGTCTTGCCATTCTGTGCTTCATATTCATTTATGACGTTCTGCTTGATCGGTTCAGGAATGAATGACAGATCAATCAATTGCTGATTACGCTTATAGTTGCGATACAACTCTTCACCCATGTCCTCAGGGTTCATCTGCAACCACGCATCAAGTTTCTTTGTGGTGATAGGTTTCTGACGAGAACCCACGACAAGGCAATTGTCGGGTGACAGAAAGTTAGGCACACCATCACCGCTATCACCCTTGATGATATGCTCTTTAGTGTACAATGAAGGATTGTTATGTGTGATGAATTTCTTGCGAATGGGATCATACTGTTTGACATTCAGATACTTTTGCAACTGAATGAAGTCCTTATCGCCTGACAGAATAAGTATGGGTTGAGTCATGTCATTACCATACTTCTCAACAAGTGCACCGATAACATCGTCTGCCTCTGCACCGTCAACATTGATAACCCTATAGGGGAAGTATTCGATTAGTTCCTCGCGGATCTTCTTCATGCAGTCAAAGATAGCGTTCCAATCGAGATCAGTAGCATCACGCATCTTCTTGCGATTTGCCTTGTAGTACGGAAATATCTCACGACGCCAGTAACGCTTGTTGTCACAGGCGACAATCATTTCACCAAACTCCTCGCGGAACCTGTTATTGTACATACGAATAGAATTGAGAATCATATGGCGAACCAGATCCTCCTCAATCTTCATATTTGTATGTGATCCCATCTGTACCATGAGATTAGAAAGCATAACTTGGTTAATATCAAGAATAATCATTTTGTCAAAAGATCTGTTAGATCTTTTCCTCTTCACACAGTTTTTCTAGTTTACTTTCTAAGCATATCACAGTTCCATTTTTTTGTAAAGCGAAGATTTCATTCGCTACACGGTGAAATGGATGTTCTAAATTATGATATTTTGATAAAAGTGATCTTAAAGACTCTAACATAAGAGCAACATCTTTTATCATAGAATCATCATCTGGATCAAAAGAAAATCCTGCAAGTAATAGGTTATCAAACACAACTGTAGCGACTAAATTCATTGCCTCTTCAATATGCACTTGTCTAATCGTTTCAAGGTTTGATTGGACTTCTTCTAGATTTTGGGGAGGCGAGTTTCTCTTTACTCCTGGGAAAAGCACTACATTATCTGTCATTTTGTTATTCTTAACAGAATAGTATCGCTATTCGTTCTACCAACTGCAACAGATTCTTTCGTCTTTATTTCGGTCATAAGATTTCTCAAGATAACCTTTCCGCCTGATAACACCCTTTGAAGTGTCTCTGTAGGCTTTCTGAGGGTTTTACTTTTTGAAGTTGCCTCATCAAAATCAATAATAGTCGTGCCTTTGATGGACAATCCCGCGCTATTCTTTGCATGAAGTACAGTTAGTTTTTTGTACTTCGTATTATATATCCAAATTGATTGCGCTCCTATGACATTGATAGGGTCAATACTCATCAGTTTGAGTTCATTATCTTCCTTCTTAAACTGCAATTTGCCGACGAGTTGAACTGCACTTTTTTCTTTCTTTTTACGTGGTTTGCGTATGCTAACCTTGTTGCCGAAATAACGATTGCAGTCATCAACAATTGACTTGATGAAATCTCTATACGCTGTCAATTGCTTCTTTGAGATGCGTGAGTATGCCTCAACAACCTGTTTGTCTGATTTGTCGACCGCTTCTTGCAATTCAGATAGTATCCCACGATAATAACTCGTAATGATCTCTGCTTGCGCTGTCTTTGCGTCACGTGCCTTTAGAATATCATATGCACTGAACTTTGTCTTCTCGTATTTGTTTAAATAAAATTTGTCAACCTCATCTTCTATGTCAGCGATGATATTGCTTGCTTTTTCTTTAATACGATCTTGAACAGAAATTGTAGGTTTGACGACTACAATCTTCTTTTCTTCTTCAATCGTCTTTGCATACATGATGAGATTTGAAATTCTATTGTGCATATTCTCGCGCACCTGTGTAGGCATGACTAATCCTCGTGTGACTAGTCGAGCGAGCGCACAGTCGGTAATAGGTATGCGCCAATCAGGTAAACGTTTGAATAGCGCATACTGATCTTTTGTGAAATTATTCTTCACGTAATCCGACAACCATTGACGCGCATCTGCACTCGTATAAAAATAATTATACCATGTCAGCGCACGACTTAACTGTGCATTACTTGAAATGGGCCCGCTAAACGCAGGTTCCGGGCCCATATACTTTTGATCAATCGTTTTGCCTTTTGACATCTTTAGGTTCTATATTCAAACAACTGTCCGCTTGTTTTTGGAAACGCTGTAGGTTCATCCTTTAAACTGACTAGCATAGATT